CAATAAACCCGTAACTTGTGATAGAGTGATGACCACAGTTAAACCATTATCATCAAACTTATTTGTTAGTTCCGTTATCATAGTAGAACCGTTGTAATTACCATTAGTTAGTGTTAGCGTGAATGGACTACTGTTGTATACATAGGATAACGTATTTGTTAAGTCATTTATTAAATACCAACTTACGGGAATAGTTGCACTGTCTAAAGATACTTCTAAATGAGTTATATCAGGATTTTCATCAACAATATTCGGTATATTAAAAAATAGGTTACTGTTATAATCCCCGTTGAGTTTTTGGGCGTCTTCAGAGTTTAATGTTATTAGTCTGCTTTCCATATAATATAACTTGTCAAATTATTCTTCTTCAACTTCTTCAACCTTATTTTGTTCAAACTTTTCCACATTATTTTTCCACATATTAGCGACATTCATAGACAATCTTTTAATCAATAGTTCTTCTTCTTCAATCTCCTTTTCACTTAAATGTTGAATGTTAAATCTCAAATAAAGTTTATGATATGACACATCGTCTAACATAGGAATCATTCCCTTAATACTCTCTAAAGTATAGAACTCTGTTGTGTTAATCAAATTACCACTATCTTCGATTTTTTCGGTTGTATCGATTTTTTCGGTTTTATCCATTATATATTATTAAAAGAATTTATTTTGTATATATATACTATAAATGTCGCAAGAAGATTTAGAAGTTTTAACTGACCAAAGGGGACCGGCGTTAGCAGAAGTTGTAGAAGAACAACCAGTATCAGAGGACGAGTGTATACAGATTAAGAAACCTGTTAAGAAAAAGGTTTATAAGAAGAAGGAACCAGTAGAAGGCGAAGAACCTAAACCAAAGAGAGAGAGGACACAAGCACAGAAAGATGCTTGGGCGAAGTGTTTAGCAAATCGAACAAAGAACAGACAAGATAGAAAAGTAGTTCAGGATGAAGACGCCAAACTATTAGCAGAGTATAAGAAACAATTAGCAAAGAAAACAGAATCAAAGATAATTAAAAAAGCAGTTGTTATTAAGAAGAAACAAATTGTTAGAGAAGAGGAAATCGATGAAATTAGTGAAGATGAAACACCTATAGAAGTCGTGAAAGAGATCATTAAGAAAAGAAGACAACCAGCACCAAAGAAACAACTTCCCCCTCGACAACAACCAGAACCAGAACCACAAAAAATGGTATTATCTTTTTTCTAAGTATATCTAAATGGAAGAAAGTCAACAAGTGTTTTTCATTACTATTACATCGATGGGAGTAGCATTTCTGATAGCAATTTTCAAATACGCATATAAAAGTAAATGCGAAGAGGTCGATGTATGTTGTATACACATCAAGCGTAATGTTCAGGCAGAGATTAAATACGATATCGAACACGGAGATGATGATGAAGAAGAAGAGAAAAAATAATATGTATAATTATATATGAGATTGTATAAAATTATATTGTTTAAGTATATAGTAGTATGCCGTTTAAAATACTGAAGCGAGGTAAAGAATACATTTTGAAATCACCAACACGAGAATATAAACACAAGACTTTAGCGAAAGCACGAGCGCAGAAAAAACTTTTGGAAGAGAAAGATATGAAACAGAAACAAAAACAAAGTCAGAAACAAGTCGTTACAGTTATAGTAAATGCACCAAGTAAAAAAAGAGTTGGAACTACAAGACGAACAGTTGCACCTCGAAACGCAGGTGCCCTTGGGAAACCGCAGATACAAGAACAAGTAATACGAATGATACCATCTATTACACCTTTTGGAATTCAGGAACAATTAGCACAAGCAAGACCATTACAAACTGGATTATTGGAAGATGACAGGATTGGTAGATTGGAAAAATCTATTTTAGAATTAAGAGAACCCTTTTTACAGAAACAAGAAAAACATTTAGATCGTGTTCCAGCAATACCGAAAAAAGATAGTGAATTGTTTCCTGAAAGCAACCCAATACGAAACGCAGGTGCCCTTGGGGAAGATATAGACCCGAGAATATTTGAACCAAGAGTTCCAACGGGTAGAACAGGAATAACCCGACAGTTGTCTATGGAGAGTGTGTTCGATGGAGCGACTATCGCACAACTATTAGCATTTGATTACGGGGAAACAACACGAGGAAGACGAACAGAACCAACAGCAAGACAGTCAAGAGCAATAGAAAGATGGATGAAACAAAATGAATAAAGTAGGGGAAATTCCCCTTACGAACCCCTTTTATGTGTATTTTGGTTATACCTTTTTCTAAAGGTATATTATATGAAACAAATATTTAAGATTGACCCGTTATATGAATATTTACAAGAAATATTAGATAAGTTTTGTATGAAACATAACAATCATTATGTAGTGGATTACATCAGTTATAAAAAAATAGTATTCCATAATTATCAATATGAATGGTTGTCACAATTATTAGAACATTATTACAAATCGAAACAGTTTTACATCACACGCAAGTTTAGTTTCCAATCTTTTATAACCATCATCAGACAACTGTGTAAGTTTTTTTCAATTGAATATGACTATCTATACGACAAAAATCAATCTTACCATTACTTAAAATATAGGTTATATATATAAAATGAGTATAACCATTAAGAAAAACTCTAAACCAGATCTACCAATATGTGTAATGAGTTGTGATAAACCTTTACACGAAAAGTTAAACAAATATGAGATGACGAAAACCTGTATGAATAAACATAACACTACCGCAATTATCGGTAAACCAGGACAGGGGAAAAGTTCTCTAATGTATTCGTTTATGAAATCTAAAAACCTGTTAAAAAAATGTTACAATACAGTTTTTTACATATGTCCCGCAAACAGTATGAATAGTATGGACGACAATATATTTAGCAAATTACCAGAAGACCAGATATTTAATGAACTCAACGGGGAAATATTAGATAGTATTATTGAACGAGCAAAAGACCGGGAAGATGGAGATAAACTATGTATCATAATAGACGATATGGCGTCACAACTAAAAAATGGCGATGTGCAAAAAGCGTTGAAACAAATAGCGATGAATAAAAGACACTTGGGAATATACAGCACATTCATTTTAAGTCAAACATTTTTTAGTCTTCCACGAGATGGTATAAGGCGATTAGTTGACAATTTTATTCTATTCAAAGTCGGTAAAGATGAGATGGAAAATATTTTTACGGAGATATTACCCCAATATAAATCGATTAGCGATGATATACAGAAAATAGTATTTAACAAACCCCACGAGTATTTAGTGATAAACACAGGATCTGGTAGACTATTCAGAAAATTTGATGAACTTATTATTAATGATGAATAATATAATATAGTTTTAATGTATAATGAGTTTCTTCAAAAAGATCGGACACGCTTTCGCACACATCGGTCGCAAGACAGGTTCAGGAATTTCACACACATTCAAGAAGGCAGGTAAAAACATCGCCCGAGGATTAGGTTCAGTAGCAGGTGGTTTGGGCGGAGCAGAAATCGGTGGAGCAGTAGCGGGTCTTTTAGGACCAGAAGCGATCCCCGTAGGTATGCTTATTGGTGGATTAGCAGGTAGAGAATTGGGTAAGGAGGGTGCGGGTGTAGCATATAAATCTTTGGAAAAACAAAGACCACAAGGAAAACCAGCAGTTCATATCGCAGGATCATTCCAAGGACCAGGAGGTAAAACCGGTATGAGAGGACATATGTCCATTCCAGACAGCAAATATTTTAGAGGACCAGTTCGAGTTGGAGAAAATGGTGGAGGACAGAGACAGACTAATCCTATTGAGAAAGCAAGACCACCAGAGAAAAAAATGGATTTGTTTGTATAAAGTAATAAGATTTAGTATATATTATAATTTTTTATAGTTCTATAATATATAATGACTTGTAATCTTGTTTTAAAATCATCAGATAGTATTTCATACGCATCAGGAAAAGCGAAGTTCAAGATGAACTGGGCGCAGTTCTTAGCAGACCAAGACGCAGAGTATAAAGTTTCATTTTCGTTTATTTCAGACACCGATAGCACTTTAGCACAAACTGATCTATATGTATTAGCATTAGATAATATCGGAACATTAAAAACAATTCAAGGAGGAGAGTTTAATTCTTCTATTGGTAAGGAAGTTGGACTTATTTATCCAACAAAAGAACCTGCTTCTGCCCCACACGCAAGATTATTTTCTCAATATAACACTAATCCACCAGTTAATTTAATTGGTAGACCTACACAGGATATTCTGGAAGTAGCATTTAGAGATTTAACAGGTACATTACTCCAAAAAACTCCACAATTTGTTTTATTTTTGAGATTTGAAAAATGTTAAAAGTAATATATACCTTTTATATATATGACTTGTAATCTTGTTTTAAAATCCACAGATAGTATTTCTTACACATCTGGAAAAGCAAAGTTCAAGATGAACTGGGCGCAGTTCTTAGCAGACGCAGACGCAGAGTATAGAGTTAGTTTTTCGTTTATTTCAGCAGTAGACGCAACTCTCGATCAAGATGACTTATATGTTTTAGCACTCGATAATATCGGAACACTAAAGACCATTCAAGGAGGAGAGTTCAACTCGTCTATTGGTAAGGAAATAGGAATAATTTACTCAGAAGAACCACATAATTCTCACGCAAGATTGAAAGCAGATTTTAGCACTAATCCACCAGTTAATTTAATTGGAAGACCTACTCAGGATATTCTGGAAATAGCATTTAGAGATCTGACCGGAACATTACTTCAAAAAACACCACAATTTGTATTATTTTTGAGATTCGAGAAAGTATAAATATTCATTTTCTAATTGATATTGTCTAAATCTTCTATGTTGGATTTCTTCTAAATTTTTCTGTCGTTTGGTTAATTCTCTTATTTTTTTATTCATTTCTTTTTTCTCATCTTTAATTCTTTCAATACGGGTGCACACATTACAAAGTGTGTGTATTTCAACTTCATAAACTTCAGGTAAATCAGTATACATATAAGTTTTTCCAACAGTCAGTTCTTTTTCACATTTAAGACAACAACGGGGCATTTTATTATATATATATACTATAGATAATAAATAATGAGTTCGAACCAAATAACGAGTGAAAGGAGTATGAATGGTATTATTAGTATTTATTCAGAGGATATTGCTGTCAATAAAATAGATGCGAACGAAATAGATGTAGATGATTTAACAATTAACAACAGTTTAGAAGTAAACAATATTACTTTATCACCAGAAACCATTTCATTTTTAGATGGGACTACGAGCAATATACAAGACCAAATCGATACAATTTCTAATCTACAAGGCGATTATGTTACTCTTGATACTACTCAACAAATATCTGGAGCAAAAGAGTTTTTAAATACAACTACACTTACAGGCGATTTAGATGTGAATAATGTTTCAATAACACCTACAGAATTATCTTATTTAGATGGCGTTACAAGTAATATCCAAGACCAGATAAATAATTCGGTTGTTGGTATGACTTTGGATACAGACCAGACAGCAACAGGATTTAAAATTTTTGAAAATGGAATAAATACACCTTTTATTCAAAACTCAGACCAGAGTGGATTTGTAAATGGTTTTTTGTTAAATTTGGATACAATCCTTTTTTCATCTTATAATGGAGTTTGGGACAACGGCGTTTCAATAGTAACTGGAGGAAATGTAACCAATAAAACATTAATAGATTTAGACCCAAATATTTCACCATATAACGAAGCAACAATAGAAACCAACGACGAATTACAACCAATAAAGAAAACAACAAAAGGATATATTCCAACAACAGACACATTTTTATTGAAAGATGTTAATAATATTCAAGTGCTTAATGGTGTTGTTTTTGTTACAACAGAGGATATTATAGATACAGAAACAGGTGAAGAAATAACAGTTTTTAATACAACAGAGGATATAATAGATACATTAGTCGGTAATCAAATAACACTACAATATAACACAGGAATAACACCATCACCAGTAGTTATAAATGGAACCATTATTCAAATAGCAACTAATTATTATTTAATTACAAATGATACCATAAATGTATTTGATTTTATTGAATGTGCGAACATAACACCATTAACAGAAACTATTTTAAATCCAGCACCTAATCAATATTTATTATCATATACGGGGACAGCACCAACCGAAACCACAAATGTAACAATAAACAATTTCAATTATAATAATAAACTTTTTACTAATAGTATATCAACAGATTATACCGGTAAATACGCAATAGATAATCTTAATATTCCATACGGATCTAAATTAACAGCATCAAGTAATA